ATGAGGCTACAGAAATATACGACAAGACATTGCCTGACCTTCGTGGTTCTTTTGACCCAACGGCTGTATTCACAGCACGCTGGCATCAGAACTATGAGAAGGACAATAACGGCATGCCATTCCGCGCTGGAGGTAGGGCTACCAAGCAATACCCCAATAAGGAAGATGCGACATGGTGGCTTGACAATGGACCCAAGATGGTGGACTTCTGGATTCAGTGGCGAGAGGTTGGTGGGTATGTCCCTTATGAGACACCCGCTGGCGCAGTAGCCATCGAAACAGAACTCAGCACAGAAGTCGGGGGCGTGCCCATGCGGGGCTTTCTCGACAGGCTGATGGTTTCACCCGAAGGTGAACTCGTTGTCATTGACATCAAGACATCTACCAAGGCACCAGTAGCCAGCACACAGTTGGGTACCTACGCCATTCTTTGCGAGAAGTTGTGGGGTGTGCGCCCATCAAAGGGTGCGTACTTCATGGCACGGACAGGTGAACTGACCGAGCCTACGGACTTATCGCACTACACCGAGCCACGCTTGGCAAGCCAAGTCAAGGGCTTCAAGATTGCAGTTGACAACAACATCTTCATTCCGCAACCAGGATTCCTGTGCGGTACTTGTTCAGTCAACCACGCATGCTATGCAGTAAATGGAAAAGACTCACACCTCTACCCCGAACTAGGAGATACAAGCGATGAGTGAAAACTCAGCCATCCAGATTAACTGGAAAACCAAGCGCGATGGAATGTTGATTAACCTTCGTGCAAACACAGCCGAGGAACTTGATGTCCTCATTGATGGAATCACAACCAGACTCGCTGCCCTCGTTGACCTCGAGCAGACAACCGAGAGCATGAACAGCACCAGCAAGGCAGTCGAGGCTGTCCAATCAGTGTTTCCAAATGCGCAGGTTGTACCTCCTGCACCAGCACCAGCACATAACTACGCACCAACACCACCAGCACCAGCAACAGGCGCACCTCAGTGCACTTGTGGTGCAGGTGATATGCGCTTCGTGCCAGCAGGTATCAGTAAGTCAACTGGCAAGCCTTACCGCTCCTTCTACGCATGCCCTCGCCCACAGGCTCAGGCTTGCAAGAACAGGCAGAACGCATAGTCCATGCGACTCTTATCCCGCGCTATCAAGACTGCATCACAAGGTGGAGCAACACTGCCAACAGTGTGGCAAACCTTCGCTGCACAGCAGATAGCGTTTAGACGGGGCGAAGTCAGCATGATTGCGGGTCCACCAGGCGCAGGTAAATCTACGCTGGCACTCTCACTTGCTGTCAAAGCATCCGTTCCAACGCTGTATATCTCAGCGGACACACACTCACACACGATGAGTTTGCGTTTGCTGGCAATGATTACAGGCATGTCTCAGGTAGATGTTGAACCATTGATGGAACAAGACAGGCAGTGGGCGGGGCAAATGCTCCGCTCCGCTGACCACATCTACTGGGAGTTTGATTCTGCACCAACGCTCCGCGATGTTGAGGACTCAGTTCTCGCAGCGCGAGAGCGCTTGGGCAGGGATGTTGAACTCATTGTTTTAGATAATGCTGTTGATGTCACCCTCGATGGTCAAGATGAGTGGGGCGGACTACGCACCCTCATGCGTGAACTCAAGTGGTGGGCACGAGAGACTGGCGCTGCGGTTGTTGTATGCCATCACACCAGTGAAGGTGTAAACGGCAACCCTTGCCCGCCTCGTAGTTCGCTACATGGGAAGGTCGCCCAGACCCCGAGTCTGATACTCACAGTGCACGGACAAATCGCATCTATGGGTGTGTGCGCTGTCAAGAACCGATATGGACCAGCCGATGCCACTGGCTCATCGCCAGTGTGGTTGTCCTATGACCCTGCAAGTATGCAGATTTTGGACATGATGCAAGTATGAGTGAAAAATGGATATTACAAATAGTTGAAAACGCAGGCGAAACAACTGCCAAGGAGAGCGATGACCATGTTGCTGTTCCTGCAAGTATCTTGCGTGAAGATATGAAACAACACCTTTCGTTTTTACCTAAGAACTTTGTATGGACTATTGGTTGGAGAACCTATGTTTGGCAGGAAAAAGAAACGGGCAAGTTCCAAGAACTCACCCAAGAAGAATGGGAAAAACTCACTACTGTCGGCACTCTCAGTTACACCAGAGATGCTGGCGGAAGCGGTGATGAACTCACCAATACCACCACAGATGAAGGAGTCTCTCATCAATGAACTTCCTAACCTTGTGGAACATATTGATGAAGCGACAAGAAAAATCTACGACCCCTCCGCCGTATGGTTGGAGTCCATTCAGTTCGCTGATTATGTTAGCCAAATGGCTGAGCACATCCTCTCCGACTGCGGATGTTCAGACGAACAAAGAACCCAAACCTTAGAGCACATGCTCTACATTGCCGAGACATTTAAACAGGTGGCTGAGAACTCGATGGAGATTCTTGACCAAGCGGACAAGCAAATCGAGAAGGAGTTGAACTAGTCCCCAATGGAGATGCCCTTCAACTACGCCAAGGATGTCTATGGTGGTACTGAGTACATGGCTAAGACATGGGAGCGGTTAGTCCTGCCTCACATGAAAAACCTTGACAACTACCAGTGCATGATTGCACCTGGCTTGACACCCAAGATGCCACAGATTATTGAGGATGGCAGGGGGATTATCCTCTGGCTACACAACCTCAAGATTCAGTTCAATCAAGCCTATGTTGAGGAAGTGATTGGTCAGTCTGCCTTCGTGGAGAGAATCAAGTACATCGTGGTTCCTTCCATGTTCCATAAGATAAATACGGCTAATGAGTTAAATGTTCCTTTGGATAAAATCAAAGTAATACCTAACGCAATCTTTCCCCTACCGTTTAAACCAGAGAAGTTCGATAACCCCAAGCAGATACGGATTATCAACACCTCAACATCCTACCGAGGCTTACCCATCCTGATGAACGCACTGCGCCATATCGAGTACGACTTTAGGCTTGAGGTGTACAACGACTACTACCCAGACATCCACTATCAGGGTGACTTGTCTGAGATTGATAAGCGTGTGCGCTTCTATGGCAAGACACCACGCATGACGGTGATGGAGGCGGTAGAGAACTCACACATCTTTGCCTACCCCTGCACCTACCTCGAGACATTCTGCCTATCGCTGGCTGAGAGTATGAGCGCTGGCAACCTCTGTGTGTACCCAGACTTCGGCGCATTGGCTGAGGTGGGGGACAACAACGGCATCGTGTATGAACACGAGGATGATTTAAACGAGCACGAGATGATATTCGCTGCTGCTCTGACCATGGGTATCGAGAAGGTACGCAATGGCGAGTGGAACCCTGAGGAAACTATCAGGCATGTGAACGAGTCCTTCTCATGGGAGAACATCACGCAACAATGGATTGACTTCGACAGCAAACTTAAGGAGGAACATGATAGCCAAGAATGACACGGTTGCTATTGGCTGGTGTGACAACGGCTTAACTGATGGCAAGTTCACCGAAGGCTTGATGACTGCACTGATTGCAGGTCCGAACAACGGCATGCGTATCGTGACAAGCATCCGAGTACAGGGTAATCAGATTGGCAGACAGCGCCAGATTCTCTTTGACCACTGGGCTGACAAGATGAAAACAGACTGGCTACTGTGGGTTGATTCAGACATCGTGCTGACCCTCGATGCCATGGCAAAGATTTGGTCGGCGGTAGATAAGACCTCACGCCCCGTTGTCACGGGTGTTTACTTCATATCGAAGGAGAATGAGGGAGCGTTGATGAAACCCTTTCCTGCATTGTTCTACGATGTGGGCGAGTTCGAGATTCGTTATGTCCATCCACTGCCAGACAATCAGGTTATCCCCGTTGACCATGCAGGCTTTGGCTTCGTGATGATGCACAAGTCTGTGATTGACAAGATGAGGCAGACCCATCCTAATCAATCCTTCTTCATTGAAACTGCAGCGAGCGCAGACGATGACCACTTCGTAGGTGAGGACATCATCTTCTTCCGCAAGATGAAGCAGGCTGGCATCCCACTGCATGCACACACTGGTGCTCTGGTTAAACACATGAAACGC